GGCCTTGAATCAGACCCCTAGTGTAATCGCGACTAACTTGCTTACAGCAGCTACACTTACAAACGTAAACACATACTTTACAGGAACAGCTGGCGCATCTTTTGCGGTTACTCTTCCAGCATCAAACTCAAATCTTGATGGTGTTAAGTATGTAATTATGTCAACAGCAACTAGAGCTACAACAACATGGGCATCAGCTGGTGCTGCTATTGTTGGCGCTCCTGCTACATTAACAGCAAACACACCGGTATGTCTACAGTATAGTCATACCAATGCAACTTGGTATATTTCAATCTAATCATATGTCAAAAATCAAAAAAGAAGAGCTCGAAGCGTTGGTTAACGCTAACCGAGTTTACAGAGACCTAAAATTTAATCTAGCAGACATCGAGATGAGCGTTCGTCGTTTAGGCGAGCAGAAAGAACTCACGATGCAGCAACTTGAAGTTGCGGCAGGAAAGCTCACACAAGAGCAGCAATCCATCTTTGAAAAGTATGGCGATGTCAGTGTAAACCTACAAACAGGTGAGTATAATTAGAAAAATTTCCATTGGCCCTGACTACATGAAGTGCATGCACTACATGGTAGGTCAGTCTATCCTAGATAAAACGTGGGAGATTAACACCATCCGTAAGGAGGATGATGGATCTATCTGCGTTTGGATTATCAAGGAAAAAGAGATTATTAAATGGAAATCATTCTCTAATGCAATGCCCATTGCAATAGAATACAAAATAGATTACTAATGAAATCACCATACTGCTTCATCATCAAACCAGTTGGTCAGAGGCGGTACGATAACATAAGGAAGTTTGGAGATACAGACTTCTATATCAGCTCATCTCAAGAAGACCACAAGACATCTAACCGCCACGCAGTGGTGGTATCAGTCCCTATTTACTACAACGGCCCGGTTCAACCAGGTGACACTGTTGTAGTTCACCACAATGTGTTCAAGTACTACAACGACATGAAGGGCCGTCAGAAAAGTAGTTGGAACTATATCATGGACGATTTGTTTTTAGCTGAGCTAGATCAGGTCTATCTTTACAAGAGAGATGCCGATTGGCAGGCTGTTGATCCGTTTATCTTTATCAGACCAATACCAACTGAGGATAAGTTAATTAGCTCTACGGGAGCACATGAGGCACTGTGGGGTGAGGTTGTTTATAAAACAAACACCATCCCCAACGTAAACGTTGGTGACACAGTCTCATTCACACCTGACAGCGAATATGAATTTATAATAGATGGTGAGACACTATATCGAATGTATAACAAGAACATATGTCTAAAAAGGGAGAAATAGTAGAGGCTGCTAAGCAGGCTATCGATGAGTTGATCAAGGTGCTAAAGTCACCTATCATCACTCACGCTGAGGACGACATATCGGCCGATAAGATGAAGAACGCAGCGTCAGCTAAGCGTTTGGCATTTGAGGATGCCATGTATATGCTCAACAAGATCGAAGAGGAGGAGAATAAGGCTGCAGAGGGGCCAATAGTAGAAGTTACACTCGGCAAATCAGGTTTCGCAGAAGGAAGAGCAAGACATGGAAAATAAGCTGTACTCCATAGTAACTGACTACGTCAACAAGACTGCTCTTAATACTAAGAACAATAAAAAGTCATGGGACTATGGTTACAATAAGGAGTATGACCTAATTGTTATATCTAAAGACGGAACCATTGGTGAAATCTATGAGATAAATGGCTTAAAGGTTGCTTTGCCATCTACTCCTAAAGTAGTAGAGAACAGAGGCAACAGATGGCAACCAATAGACTATCCAGCCGAGCTACAGAAAATCAAGTCAATATTTGATTGGAACCGAAGAGACAATGCGTTCAAGCTGAAGTACGTCGACATGATCGAGACTGAGTTTGAGAGGCGTGAGCAAGGCTTTTGGTTTATCAACAATGGTAATCCAACCTACATGACTGGTACACACTACATGTACCTTCAGTGGACCAAGATTGACATTGGTCTGCCTGACTTCCGTGAGTCCAACCGGATCTTCTACATATTTTGGGAGGCATGTAAGGCAGACAGCCGAGCGTTTGGCATGTGCTACCTAAAGAACCGTCGTTCAGGTTTCTCATTCATGTCGTCTGCAGAGACGTCAAATACAGGTACAATTGTCAGAGATGCTCGCCTTGGTATTCTATCCAAGACCGGATCGGATGCCAAGAAGATGTTTACCGACAAGGTTGTGCCAATTGTAAGAAATTATCCCTTCTTTTTCAAGCCGATCCAAGACGGTATGGACAACCCGAAGACGGAGTTGGCATTCCGTGTTCCTGCGAGTAAGATTACGCGCAAGAATATGGATGAGGAGCGCGATGATGATATAGAAGGGTTAGATACTACCATCGACTGGAAAAACACCGCAGACAACAGCTATGACGGTGAAAAGCTGCTTTTACTTGTACACGACGAGAGTGGTAAGTGGGAGAAGCCTGAAAACATTCTAAATAACTGGCGCGTAACCAAGACTTGTTTACGTTTGGGTAGTCGTATTATTGGTAAGTGCATGATGGGCTCCACGTCCAACGCACTTAGTAAAGGTGGTGAGAATTTCAAGAAGCTGTTCTACGACAGCGACCCAACCAAGCGATCTGCCAATGGCCAAACCAAGTCAGGGCTTTACTCTTTGTTCATCCCAATGGAGTGGAACATGGAGGGCTTTATTGACGAGTATGGATGGCCAGTGTTTGATGACCCGAAGAAACCTATTATGGGTATCGATGGTGAGGAGATTACCATGGGTGTCATAACCTATTGGAATAATGAGGTGGCTGCAATGAAGTCAGACTCAGACGCACTCAACGAATACTACCGTCAGTTCCCTAGAACAGAGTCGCATGCTTTCCGTGATGAGAGTAAGTCGTCTCTATTCAACTTAACTAAGATATACCAACAGATTGACTACAACGATGCGATGATTAAAGATCGCGTCCTAACAACTGGCTACTTCCATTGGAAGAACGGCGAGAAGGATACTGAGGTTATTTGGACGCCTGATCCGAAAGGTAGGTTTATTGTTTCGTGGATTCCTGACGCTAAGATGCGCAACAATGTCGTCAAGAAGGACGGCAAGTTCTATCCTGGCAATAAAGACATTGGCGTGTTTGGGTGTGACCCTTATGACATCTCAGGTGTAGTTGGGGGTGGTGGATCTGCCGGCGCATTGCATGGCATTACCAACTTTCACATGGAAAGCGCGCCAACCAATCACTTCTTCTTGGAGTATATTGCTCGTCCACAGACCGCTGAGATATTTTTTGAGGATGTATTGATGGCTTGTTTTTTCTACGGAATGCCTATACTTGTAGAGAACAACAAACAGCGACTATTGTACCACTTTAAGAACAGAGGGTATCGTCCATTCTCAATGAACAGGCCCGACAAACATACGTCTAAGCTATCAAAGACTGAGCTTGAACTAGGCGGTATTCCCAACTCTAGTGAGGACGTAAAGCACGCGCATGCTAATAGTATCAACACTTACATCGAGGAATATGTTGGTATTGATGCGGAAGGAAACTACAGAGAAAAAGAGTCTATGGGTGACATGTATTTTACGAGAACGTTAAATGACTGGGCCCGATTTGATATTAATAACCGAACCAAACACGATGCCTCGATTAGTTCAGGATTGGCATTAATGGCATCAAGAAGACACCTATTTATACCTGTTAAACAGGAATCTAAAATAAGTGTTAAATTTGTAAGATATAAGAATACTGGCATAAGAAGCGAAATTATCGAATAATGGATAAACCATCAGTTGTTATCTCCTCATTACCCTTTCCGGACCAAATGGCGCCAGATGAAGTCAAGGCGACATATGAGTACGGATTAAAGGTAGGAAAAGCCATCGAAGGGGAGTGGTTTAAGAGGAAGTCTAATTCAAGCAGATTTTATCAGCAGTGGGGTGAATTCCACCGCCTGAGACTATATGCCCGTGGAGAACAGCCTGTACAAAAGTACAAGGACGAGATCGCTGTTAATGGCGACATATCAATGCTTAACTTGGATTGGACTCCGGTTCCAATCATACCTAAGTTTGTTGACGTTGTTGTCAATGGAATGCTAGACAGACCATACACCATTAAGGCTGAGGCTCAGGACGTTCTATCTGCTGAGAAGAAGAACGTGTTCCAGGATATGATCGAGGCTGACATGGTAGCCAAGGACTTCTTAACGATGACCAAGGAAACACTTGGAATTGACGCGTTCAACGTAAATCCAGATGAGCTGCCTGCAAATGATCAGGAGCTTTCTCTGTACATGCAGATGAACTACAAGCCATCCATTGAGATTGCTGAAGAGATTGCCATCAACACACTTCTCAAGATGAATGACTATGAAGATGTGTTGAGAGACTATTACTACGACGTAGCCACGATAGGACTTGGTGTTGCTAAACATGAGTTTCTTATCAACGATGGCGTTAAGGTTGAGTATGTAGACCCAGCAAACTGGATCCACAGCTATACTGAAAAGAGTGACTTCTCTGATTGCTTCTACTTCGGAGAGGTTAAGCAAGTTCACTACACTGAGCTGCTTAAAATGAATCCAAACCTTACTGACGAGGAGCTTACTGAGATTAAGAACGCAGGTTCAGCTTGGTATGACTACTTCCCTATAATTCGTAACTACCAAGACGACGCATTCTTAAATGAGGTTGTGACGTTGCTGTACTTTAATTATAAGACTCACAAGAAGTTTGTTTGGAAAAAGAAATTACTTGAAAACGGAGGAGAGCGAGTGATCCGTAAGGATGACAACTTTAACCCACCACCAAACGAAATGTTTGAGGTAGTTGAAGCCGTTCGCGACGTTTGGTATGAAGGTGTGTTGGTCGGTGGATCAAACATCATCATTAAGTGGGAGATGATGAAGAACATGGTTCGTCCTAAGTCTGCATCACAGAAAGCACTTCCAAACTACATTGCTTACGCTCCACGTTACTATAAAGGAAATATTGAGTCACTCGTTCGTCGAATGATTCCATTTGCCGATCAGATCCAATTGACTCACTTGAAGCTACAGCAAGTTATGGCTCGCGTAGTTCCTGATGGTGTGTTCATTGATGCTGATGGTATTAATGAGGTAGACCTTGGAACAGGTGCCGCATACAACCCTGAGG